CGTACCCCCTGACCGGCCACGGCAAGATCACGCCGCATCTGCTGGTGCTGCACTGGTTCACGGTGCCCTACTTGGGCGACCTCGACACCTACGACCCGCGCGCGTACAGCCGCGAGACCATCATGTCGAAGATGGAGGACCTGGCCGAGCGCGAGCGGCGCAAGGCGTGGGGCGGCTACAACGCGGTCTGGTTCCCCGAGGGCCCGGCGCTGGTGACCCCGCCGGGACAGCGCGCCTACCATGCGGGCGGCTCCGAGGGCCTGGACAACCCGAACAGCAACGCGTTTGGCCTGGGTGTCCCCTACATCAGCGCGTCGACCAGGTCCCGAGGGATTGCAGGCGAGATCGAGGCCCCGCTGTACCTGCCCAGCAAGGGTCGCGAGGTCCCCGGCTTCTACCCGCCGCTGAGCGCGTCGATGCTGGTCGAGAGCGTCGAGTGGGCGCGGGAGCACTTCATCGAGATGGGGTGGGAGCGTCTGGGTTGCCTGACCCACGCCCAGATCAACGCCCGCAAGAACGACATCCGCCACCCGCTGATGCCCAAGGGCGCCAGCGTCGCTGAACTGTCCGCGCGCTTCCAAGCCTGAACCACCCCGGAGGCACCATGCCCAAGAACATCGACCAGGTCCGCCAGCGCGTGGACGGCCTCGCCGAGAAGTTGGCCGCCCTGAACATCGACGCACAGGACATCCCCGAGATCCTCGAGCAGGCCATGGACGTGGTGGCGGCGTGCGTGGACGCGGCAGCCGACAAGCGGCTGACCATGCGCGAGGCCGGCAAGATCATGCGCGAGGCCGGCGAGCTCGTGGACACCGTGCGCACCGCGCGGGCCGAGTAGCGCGCTGATGTCTGACACCGCCGCAATCGTCCAAGAGCTACAACGACTGAAGGCGCTCTTGGACACCACCGTCAGCCGTGTGTGGCACATGCACGGCGCTGCTGCAGGTGCGGCCGCACAGTCGGACAAGCAGATGGCGTCCACCGAGCAGCAACTACATGAGCTGAGGACAAAGGTAGAGCCCGCGCTGAAGGCTTGGGCTGAGGCCGAGGAGGCGCGGCGCGACCGAGAGAAGCGCATCGCATCCCTCCTGCGACCGGTCATCGTGGTGCCCGTGCTGTTTCTGTTCATGTTGTCGGCGCTGATCTGGGGCGGATATCTGACGCTCCAGGACTTCGCGGTGCGCGCCCCGGGCCTTGAACTGTCAGGGTCCAGCACCACCGAGGGGACACCTTGAACCGCTGGGCCGAGCTCGCGAAGCTGTGCGCCTCCTGGGCTGGACCAGCCGACGCGGGCAGGCCACAGCCCGAGCCAGATCCGCGCGTGTGTGCTGAGTGCCCGAAGCAGTACACCTGTCCGCGTGCTGTCAGGGAACCCCGCGATCTCGTGGAGTCGCGGTGAAGGGCGACTGGGCCGAGATCCAGGCGCAGTGCAAGGTCTGGGCTGGTGATGCCCCTGCCCCGACGCCCCAACTGGATGCGCGTGTCTGTCCTCAGCGTACAGACTGCGCCCGCCCGGACCTACAACGGGGGGAGGGCTCGCCGCCCTGGAACTGGTCGACCCGGGCTACCGCTTCCGCCCGTAGGTAGGCGTTGTGGTCGGTGTAGCAGAACTCGCAGATCTGCATGCCTCCTCCTGTGCGCGCTGAGCCAGTGCCCGCCGCATACCCTCGCGCTGGGAGACCCCGCAGCCCTCGGAGATGATGGCGGCCCGCTCCTCCAGTAGGTGCTCGGCCTCGGTCACTGCTTGCCCCTATGGACGCCGGAGCCGAAGCAGTGGCGGCAGAACTCGTCAGGCCCGCTGCTGCCCTCCGCGTCCATGCACTGGCACTGCGCGCCGACGTAGGTGGGCACATCGCCCAGCAGTAGCCGTGCCGCCTCTCGGTAGCGCTCAGCCTCAGCCGCCTGCACCTGGCCAGCCGTGGATCCGTGGGGTGCGAAGGACCGCGCCGTTTGCGCCTGCCCCTCCAGCACCTCAGCCTTCTGGGCCAGCCACACTGCGAGCTCAGACCGGGTCATGCCGGCCCCCCATGCAGGCCCAGCCTGCGTAGCGTGAGCTCGCACCGGGGCTCTCCACCCTCGGCGCAGACCCACATGTAGACGCGGCCCAGTTGCACTTGGCAGTCGTCGTGCCATGCGATGCCGTTCAACGCGTCCATCAGCGACCCCACCGCGTTGTCCCGGTCGGGCGTCTTGGTGGCCAGGTAGGGCAGCCCCGAGGCCCACAAGTCAGCGGGGACGTGCTTCGGTCGTCGCTGCGGGCGCTTGCAGAACATCGCGCTGTCCAACTCTACGGGCTGGTGCGCTTTTGCTGTCTCCCAGCCGTTGAGCCGGCCCAGGTGCCAGCGGACTTGGGTCCGCCACGCGTCGTAGGCTTTGGGCATGTGGGTACCGCGAGCGGTCACCCGCGGGCGTGGCTTGCCGTACGGGGCGACGGGGACGCAGAAGCTGACCTCGGTGCTGGTGACGGCTTGGACTGCGGTCATCACCCACCCCCCACCGGCGCGGTCTTGTCGTGCAATTGAAAGACCACCGAGGCAACCCGAGACGGGCGCCCCTTGTGCCTCATCGATGCCATATCGATGGCGTCAAACAGCGGTAGCCACGGGTGGATGATGCAGTTGTGCAGGATGCACTTTCCCCACCATCGGAGCCCGTTGGTTGTTCGTGCCTTGTTGCTCACGGCTTCCACCCGTGGATCGCGTCACACTGCGCACCGGTCATCGCAGGCACCTGCAAGGCGTCCCAGTCGGCGTCGGTCAGGGGCACCGGCTCCGGGGTCACGGTCTGCCATCCCCAGTCCGGGTGCTTTGCGTGGCTCGCTTTGATGGCGTCTACCCGTGCAGCCACAGCGGCCCCCTTGGTTGGTGTGTCGAAGGTGCGAGAGCGTGCGCCCCGCTTCGCTCGTTGGTCCCAGGTCATGGCGACAGCAAAGCGGCAACTTCCGCAGGGATAGGCTCAAGTGTGGGCCTCTCCCCCCTTCCATCGAGTGCGCCCGTCAGTCGCCGCCACACATCGCGGGTGCTCCGAACGTCCTGAGCGCAGTAGTCAGCGACTTTCTCGACATCACCAGAAAGGAACGCATCGTAGACCTTGGAGCCGTGCATCCCGTCAGACTTACCGCCGACACCCAGCCAGCGCGCCATGGGGTCGAGGCTCAAACGCTTCTGGCTGGGCCACAATTCGCCTACGTCCTGCACGCGCTTGTCGAAGGGGTACGCCAGCACATCCAGCAGCGTAGCGCTCAACGAGCCGCAACCGTAGAGCATCGCGTGCTGTGCCAACCATGGCAGATCGAAGCGTCGGCAGGACTTCCCGACCCATGTCGGCGCCCCGTGTCTCTCGTAGACCATCCCCACATACTCACTTAGCGCCTTCAGTACTTGGCCCGGGTTGTTTGGGTCGCCGATCAAGACCTCGGGGTCTTGGCCGTTAACGGCCAATCCCACCATCCATGTGATGCCATAGAGCGGATCCAACGACGTGCGCCGCCACTGCTCGTCCGTGTTGGCGTCCACCCACTTGGCGATGCTCTCCGGCTTCTTGTACGTCTTCGGGACGTGGGCATAGGCGTAGGCTTGACGCTCGGCCGGAGTCATGTAGAGCGCCGGCAGCGTCTCAATGTCGATGTGCAGATAAGTTTTCATGTCATCTCCAAAGGGAAAGCGCCGACGGTCGCCCAATGCGAGATGCACGGGGTGAGAGGCGACCGTCGGCGCTGGTTGATGGGGCTCACAGAGAGGAGCCCGCGAGGTCGTCCCACACGGAGACGGGGATGGGGTCACTGAGGCTGCAGGCGAGGGCCACAAGGTCATCGTGAACCCACGCGCTGAGCTCGCTGTCGTCGTGGTGGCGGCGGAACAAGCAGAAGGCTGCGCGCCACACCAGCGGGGAGTCCAGGCGCCCGGCCTCGATGACCAGCACGCAGGCCCAGGCCAGCGGGCTCACTTGCGCAGCCCGTCCGCGCCACGAACGGTCCCGGCCTGCACGTCCTGCAGCAGGTGGATGAGCCCGTCTCGGGTCTCCTGCTTCAGGTCGAAGCCCACGGACTGCGCCCAGTCGGCAGCGGTGCCCTTGTAGTGCTCGCTCCACGCCGCTTCGATGGTGGCAACCGCAGCGTTGCGGTCGAAGGCTTGAGGGCGCTCCTGCTGGCGCTCAGGCTCACCCCGGGCCATAGACCCCTCTCCGTCGTCATCGGCCGAGGGGATGCCGCACATGGCCTGCAACGTGTACCGCTTGAGGTAGGTCACCACAGACCCCACGCTCTGCGGGTCGCTCTTGCGAGGGGTCGCCGACAGGGTGCATTGCAGCCACTCGCCAGAGGCGTGGATCAGGCGTGTCGTGACGCTGACCGTGTTGCCGTCTGAGGTGGGCATCTGCACAAAGGCGATGCCGTTGGCGGACAGGGGCCCCCGGACAGCATCGACCACCGACGCGAGGTCAGCGAACATCGACTTAAAGTGCGGGTTGCGGCTGCTCTTGAGCGCGCTGCCCATGTCTCCCTGTGCCTTGGCCATGGCCGCAGCGAACTTGCCCAGCCCTTCGCTGGCCTGCATGGTCATCGTCTCGCCCATCACTCACCCCCTGAGAACTCGTTGAGGACTGCCAGCAGCTCAATTGCCTGTGTGCGCTGAACCGTGGCGCACTCCTCCAAGCGTGCCGCCGCGATGCGGTTACCCTCTTCTGTTTCGTATTCCGAGAGACGGAGAGCCCCCTCGGACGCCTTCAACCACCTAAAGGCCAACTCGTGCAGTGCGTCCCTCATCACTCCACCCCCTCGAGGGTGGCGGCCTTGACGCGGGCCATGCGGGCCCGGTGCTGCTCGCGCAGTGCCTCCATCGCCTTGTGCCTGCTCTCAGCCAGTGCCCACCGCGCCTCGGCGGCACCGGTGCGGGTCAACCACCAGCGGTTCCCGCTGTAGCGGATGACCCCGTCCTCCATCAGCTCGGACAAGGCGTCCTCTTCGATGGCGCGCAACACCGGCTTGTCATCCTCGGTGACTGCTCGCAACACCAACTTGCGGAACTCCGCGTTCATCAGAACCCCCCAAGGTCGGCGTTTTCCTTCGCCCACCGGTTGTAGTCTTCCACTTGAGCCGCAGTCATGCGCCCCGTCTCGTTGCAGTGCACGCACCCCTCCCCCGCCCCGTGGCAGTTGGCGCAGGGCTGGGTCTTCGGCCACTTGGCCACAGCCACAAAGGGACCGTCAACCCGCGGCGCCCCCTTGTGGGTCCACACCTGCCCGTGCATCAGGCAGCAGCGAACAACCCCACCGGATTCCCACCAGCCTTTGGAGGGGACCACATCGTGCGTTGCCTTGCAGTTCATGCAGCGCACCGTCACAGCCTTGCTCATGCCCCACCCCACAGGGCGAAGCCAGCGCCCAGCCCGCAGCAGAACATCACCAACCCCACGAGGAACACGAGCCCGGCCCACATGTCCTCGGTGCGCTCCTCCTTCGTCATCGCTCGGTCGCTCACAGCAGCCCCCATGCCTTGGCCGGCTTGCCCCGCCGACCGGTGTGGATGGTGCCCACCACCTGAACCATGCCCTCGCCCTTCAGCGCGTCCAGCCAGTGCCGCACGGTCTTGGGGCTCACGTCAGCCAGCCGGGCCAGTGAGGCGGCCGTGGTGGGCCCCTCCGACAGTTGCTCGACAGTCCAGTCGAGCCGACTTGACAGCCCTCGGTCGTTGCTGCTCATTTTGACACCCCGTAGGCTGGGACTTCGCTTGTCCGTCGCATTTATCCACCCTTACCGCTTAGCCGCGCCCGTATGCCTGCTCTCGGATGCGCCAAGTGTGCCGCATCTCATCAGTTGCTTGCTCGTAGCGAGCAGCACCGAGCGCCCCACATTCTTTCGTCGCCTTTGCCCGAATCCACCGGCCCACCGCCTTGCTGTGTGCCCGGGATGCTTTGATGCGGTCGGTCATTTCGTCTCACCTCGCCCAAACATCATACACAGGCCGACCATACCCGGCCCATTCATCTGGTGAATAACGGTCGCCACCCGTATAGCCCGCCTGTTGTGCGGGTTGGGTTGCACACAGAGGCCCGATGTGCCTAAGTGTGGGTCGGAGGTACACCAATGCATTTTAGCGAGTACGAGACCGAATCAGCACAGACCGCCATCTACCCGGGCAAGGGTGAAGCGCTGGGCCTGACCTACGCGGCCCTCGGGTTGTCGGGGGAGGCGGGCGAGATCGCGAACAAGGCCAAGAAGGTGCTACGCGACAGTGGTGGGCAACTGACCCAGCAGCAGCGTGACGACATGGCGGCCGAGCTCGGTGACGTGCTGTGGTACGTGGCCGCAGTGGCCCAGGAGCTGGGCGTCAGCCTGTCCGACGTGGCCCAGGCGAACCTCGACAAGTTGGCCAGCCGCAAGGCACGAGGCACCCTTCAGGGCTCGGGGGACAACCGATGACCATCGGTGATTTGATCCGCCAGCACCGCGAGTCCAAGGGTTGGACCCGCAAGCACCTGGCGAAGCTGTGCGACCTGTCCGTAGAGCAGGTCAAGAACATGGAGAGCGGGCGCGTCATGCCCAAGGCAAACCGACTCCAGGCTGTGGCGGACGTGCTCCAACTGCCCCAAGCCAAGGTGGCCAAGGCGCTGCGGGGTGACCTGTGAGCTATGCTCAGTTCTGCGCAAACAAGCACGCAGCACACACGGCGTCAGGCTTTCATGTGTCGCTGGAAGCGTCGCCGTGCTTCCCTTTCCAATCAGCGATTGTAGAATGGGCGCTGGCGTTGGGACGGGCGGCTGTCTTCGCTGACACGGGTCTGGGCAAGACCATCATGCAGTTGGAGTGGGCCCGAAGTGTCTACGTTCAGACCGGGAGCCAAGTCCTGATCTTGGCTCCGCTTGCTGTGGTTCGCCAGACGGAGCGGGAGGCTGCCAAGTTCGGGATCAGCGGCGTGGTGGCGTTTTCTCATGACGCACCGATATGCGTGTGGAACTACGACCAACTCCACAAACTGAACCCGGCCGCATTCAGTGGCGTGGTCTTGGATGAGTCCAGCATCCTGAAGAATGCACACGGCCGCATGCGCAACCGGCTGATCCAGCAGTTCATGGACACGCCGTACAAGCTCGCATGCACCGCGACCCCCAGCCCGAATGACCATGTCGAGCTCGGCAATCATGCCGAATGGCTCGGCGTCATGTCTGAGTCGGTCATGCGTGCGCGTTGGTTTATCAACGACCCCGGCGACACCGTCCAGCCATGGCGCCTCAAGATGCACGCCGTTGACGACTTCTGGCGCTGGGTGACCACCTGGGCACGCTGCGTCGGCAAGCCGTCTCACATGGGCGACCACTTCAGCGACGACGGATACGTGTTGCCGCCCCTGAACATCGAGAAGCATCTGGTCAGCGTCGATTTGCTCGAGGGCCGCGCCGATGGGATGCTCTTTCGTCAGCCGGAGATGAGTGCCACAAGCATCCACCAAGAGAAGCGGCTGACCGCCAACGACCGCGCCCGCTTCGCTGTCGGCCAGGTGTGGCGCGAGCCTGACGAGCCGTGGATCATCTGGGTTGAGACCAACTACGACCAAGACGCCGTCGAGGCCCTGCTACCTGACGCGATCACGGTCCGGGGCTCGGACAAGCCAGAACAGAAGGCGGCCCAGCTGCTCCGGTTCGCCGATGAAGGCGGGGTCATCATCACGAAGCCCAAGATCGCCGGCATGGGCCTCAACTGGCAGCACTGCGCGCGTCAGGTCTTCATGGGCGGCTCGTTCAGCTACGAGGGCTTCTACCAGGCCGTGCGTCGGTCGTGGCGGTTTGGCCAAGAGCGTAGGGTCACCGTCCACGTCGTCATGGCGGCGACTGAGCAAGCCATCTGGCGCACCATCCATCGCAAGTCACAGCAGCATGCTGCGATGAAGTCGAAGATGTACGCATTCAGCCGCTCGGCAGCGATTCGCCTGAGCAGGCACGACGACTACCGGCCCGCGCATGTCGCGCGAGTGCCGACCTGGCTGAAGACAATCGGGGAGACATCATGATCAAGTGCCTGGATTCTGAACACGGCGACGCGTGGACCATGTACCGGGGAGACTGCGTGGAAGTGGTGAAGCAACTGCCCCGGGCCAGCGTAGATGTGTCCATCTACTCGCCTCCGTTCTCGGACTTGTTCGTTTACAGCGACTCCGAGCGCGACATGGGCAATTGTGCCAGCGATCAGGAGTTCGGAGAGCATTACCGCTTCCTGCTCCAGTCGATGTTCCGCGCCGTGCGTCCGGGCAGGATGTGCTGTGTCCACGTCTCGGACCTGCCCGCTCGGAAGTCGAAGGAGGGCTACATCGGGATCCGCGATTTCAGCGGCGCCGTGATCAAGGCCCACGAAGATGCCGGCTTCCACTACGTATCGAGGGTGACCATCTGGAAAGACCCGGTGACAGAGATGCAGCGGACCAAGAGCCACGGGCTGCTGTACAAGAACATCCGCCAGGACAGCACCCGCAACCGCGTGGGCATGCCTGATTACCTGCTCATCTTTCGCCGTCCGCCGCTGACCCCGGACGAGGAACAGATGATGGTGCCCGTCTCGCACACTCCTGAGACGTTCCCGCTGCGTCAGTGGCAGGAATGGGCCTCCCCCATCTGGCGAACCAACGGTGACACGGGGGCTGGCCTGACCCCGCTCCCGGTGTGGTGGAACGTGGACCAGGGGCGGACCCTGAACGTGCGCGAGGCGCGAGCGAGCTCGGACGAGAAGCACATGTGCCCGCTCCAGTTGGACGTGATCGAGCGGCTGTGCGGCCTGTATTCCAACCCCGGAGACGTGGTCTTGTCCCCGTTTGGCGGCATCGGCTCCGAGGGGGTTGGCGTCCTGTCGTTGGGTCGGCGCTACGTCGGGGTCGAGTTGAAGGACGAGTATTGGCGCACCGCCGTGAGGAACCTGCGCAACGAGGAGGGCGCTGCCCAGGTGTCAATGTTTGGGGGTGCGTCGTGAGCGTCCGCGACTGCTACTCCTGCGCCCACTCCCCTCGGTGGGAGGGCCCCCACACCATCGCGGGGTGCGCTGCCGTGGACCCCGAGGGCCCAGATCCCAAGGCGATGGTCGCTTGGGCCGACGCTGCGGGGTGCGATGACGACGGATGGCCCCGGCCGGGCAACACCCTCCCCTGTCCTGGGTGGCGCCAACGGTCTGCCATCTGGGAACGATTCAAGGGTAGGCGGCGACTGTGACCCAGCCTCGTCTCAGCGCTGGAAAGCGCCCCTTGACCCTTTGCACCCAGCACCCCGCTGCTGTAGAATGACCTCGGTCTTGTGACCTGTCTCTCTCTCCGCGTTCGTGCGGTACCCCTCTCGTCAGTAGCTGGTTGATCCCCGGCAACATCTGACGAGAGGGGGGTGGGACAGGACGAGCCCACCAACCCGAACGAGAGAAAGCAATGAACGACAAGACCCGGTCCACCGGTACGCCTGTGGTGCGCGCCCTGCGGATTGAAGCCGAAGCGCTCAAGCGAGCCGCCCAGATGGTCGAAGACGCCGACCTCATCCCACGGGCCGAGTTGGTGGCGTGGTTGGAGCGTGAGGCTGAGGACCGCCATCACCGGGGCACAGAGGCTCGGTTGCGTAACGACCAGCACAACGGGCCGGCATTCGGTGTGTTGGAGTGGTGCTTCACCGAACTGGCAAAGGACATCAAAGGCGGCAACCCCTGGGAGCAGCGGTGAGCGGCAACAAGACGCCGTTCCTGGCCATCCCAAAAGGGGTCCTTGCCCTGCTGGAGACGCCCGAAGAGGTCGCGTTCTGGATCTGGCAGTGGGACAAGGCGGACACTTGCGGGTTTGTCCCGCAGCCGTTGAGCCGTCGCTACGTCATGCAGGGCGCCAAGTGTACGCAGCGCCGCACAAAGGAGATGCTGACAGGGCTGGAGGCCATTGGTGCTCTGGTGCTGGTGGCTGCTGGGACCAAGACGGATCCGGCCAAATACGGGTTCTGGAGCCTGCGTGAAGGAGCGGACCACTACCCCACCACCTCGCGAACCACCTCGCGAACCACCTCGACCCCCATGGATACAGGTGTCGTAGACGAGAAGCGAACCACCTCGCGAACCACAACCCCACCACCTACCGAACCAAAGAGATCAACCCAACCCAACCCAACCCAACCCAAAGACAACAAGGGCGAGCGGGACGGCCCCAACCTGTCCACCGACAGTGACCCCCTGGCACGCTTCGCGGCTGTCCTCTGGCGACAGCACTTCACCGAGATCATGGGCTTCCCGTACAAGCCCACCCGCAGCAAGTGGCTCAAGATGCTCCCCCACTTGAGGGAGATGGCCCAGATCGCCGGCTGTGACCGTGAGTCCACCGTTGACACCGTCGAAGGCCATCGGCTCAACGGCGCGATCAAGCACTACATCACCGCAGCAAAGGGCCGGGCGATCTGGCCACACAAGACCGGGGACGCCGCGCCATGTCCCCGCACCATGCGCCAGCACCACCTGGAGGATTGCTTGGCGGCTGCACCTGCTTGGCGCTGCCCTCCCTGTGATGGGAGCGGACTGAGGCACGGGGCCTACCTGGTCAGCACTGGCGACCGCGTGGAAACCAAGAACTTCGCTTGCGAGGAGTGCCGGCCCGAAGCGCTGGCTAAGCAGCGTGCCATCCTCGCGGAGATGGGTCGGGTGGAGGGCGAGACGTTCTGGGTGCGGGACGTGTACCCGCATGAGCCCCTTTACCCGGGGTTCTACAACCTGGTGCAAGAGACAAAGGCGAAGGTCGAAGCGGCCAAGAGGGGGAGCAAGTGAAGACACTCAATGTAGATCCGCTGGTGTTCATCAGCGGTCGGGACCATGAGATCAACGGGGTGACTCGGCTGATCTTGGTGCGGGGAGAGTTCGGCTCGGCCGGTCTGGTGGACCTGTCGTTGAAGGACGACCACGGGGCCACCGCGATCTCGCTGACCCGGGCTCAGGCAACCAGCCTTGCGCAAGCGCTGCTGGCGTGGACCCTCGACCCCCAAGAGGAGGAGTCCCGTGCTCCGCAGGTGTTCCTGTGAGCGCGGTTCTGGTGGAGGCGCTGCGGGAGTCGGCGCGGGCATCGAGACGGCTGGCGGGTCTGTGCAACCAGTCCAAAGACGCTGAGTGGTATCGGGGCTGCGCCCATGCCTACGAGGAAGCCGCCAGGGCGGTCGAGGCTGCAACACGCAGCGCGTCCAAGTGAACGGGTCCGCACCAAAGGCCATCCAGGCTGAGCGCGCCCTGCTGGGTGGGCTGCTGCTGGACCCTCTCCAGATCGCGGAGGTGTCGGCCACCCTGACCCCGGGGGACTTCTTCGCTGGCAGTCACGGGCACATCTTCGAGTGGCTGGTGGCTGTCGAGCGCAAGGGTGGAGAGCCCGACATTGTCCAACTTGCCGACTACATGGCCAGCACGGGCAAGGTCGAGCGCATGGGCGGCATCGCCTACGCCACCGGGCTCCCTGAGTGCTGCCCGTCCACGTCCAACCTGGGCAACTACGCCAAGCAGGTGAAGGACGCGAGCACCCGCCGTGCACTGCGCGAGATCGGTGGCCGGCTGGCTGAAGCCACGCTCGGAGAGAAGCCGACCGCTGACCTGATGGCAGAGACGGAAGCGGCCATCTACGCCCTTGCCGCTGGTCAGGACCGCCGCGACTGGCAGTCCATGACGGACCTGCTGCTGGCTGGCGTTGAGCGCTTGCAGGACGCCTGCGACAACCCCGGAGAGACGGGCGGCCTGATGACGGGCTTCCGCGCTTGGGATGACCGCTTGCAGGGGATGCGGGGCGGGGATCTCATCGTGCTGGCTGCGCGCCCTGGCATGGGCAAGACCTCGGCTGCGCTCAACGTGGTGGCCAAGGTGGCTGAGCAAGGGGTCGGCGTGGGCTTCTTCAGCCTGGAGATGGGCGGGAGTGAGCTCGCCATGCGGGTGCTCGGGTCGACCGCCGAGGTGGATGGCCGGGCAATGCGTACCGCCACCGTCTCTCACGCGGACTGGCACAAGATCGAGGACGCGCACAGCGCCCTGCACGGTGCCCCGGTCTGGATCGAGGACACGCCCGGGCTGACCATCGGCCAGATCCGCAGCAAGGCCCGACGGCTCAAGGCGCAGCACCCGCACCTGGGCCTGTTGGTGGTCGACTACATCCAACTCATGGAGGGAGATCCCAGCAGCAAGGGCAACCGAGAGCAGGCGGTGTCGTCGTGCTCGCGCGGACTGAAGCACCTGGGCAAAGAGCTCAACGTGCCCGTGATCGCGCTGGCCCAACTTAACCGAGGGGTTGAGCAGCGGCAGGACAAGCGGCCGATGCTGTCTGACCTGCGCGAGTCCGGGGCCATTGAGCAGGACGCTGACGCGGTGATCTTCATCTACCGCGACGACTACTACAACCCGGACTCGACATGCCCCGGGGTGGCTGAGTTCATCTACGCCAAGCTGCGCGCTGGCGAGACGGGGACAGAGCGCATGCTCTGGGATGGCAAGTACTTCCGATTCAGCGACATGGACAAAGACGACCGAGGTGGGTTCGCATGAGGGTGGAGAAGATGCAGGAGTTGAGGGACCTGGGATGGACGCTTCGTGCCATCGCGGCTGAGGTGGGCGTATGTCACCAGACGGTGGCGAAGCGAACCGTACCCGCTGCGCCAGTCCTGACCGACTACCAACTGAGGGCGGTCCGGTTCACCAAGGAATGCGGTGGACTGATGACCGTGAGCCGGTGGTCTTTGGAGTGCGGCTCCAGCCGGTTTGCGTGCCGTTGCATGCTGCGCCGCCTGGAGGCTCGCGGGTACCTTGAGGTCTTCGCCTGGCACGAACTGACTGCCAAGCAGCAGCACGCCATCCGCCTTGAGTCGGGCTCCAAGGCTGTGATGTGCGTGGTGTGGGGCATCACCCGCAAGGGCGTCAAGGCTGCCCGGGACCTCACGCGGCAGGGGGTGGCGGCATGACCCGGGTGATGCAGATGCAGGCGGCTCGGGACCGGGCGTGGACGTGTGAGGAGATCGCGGAGGCGTTCGGCGTCTGCCTCAAGACGGTCAAGAGCTCCACCTACGCGGAGGGGCGCGGCCTTTCACTCACACGCGCACAGCGGGCAGTTCTTCGATGGGCACTGGAGGAATGCGGCGGGATGTTGTGCGTCCCGCAGTTGGCCAGTCGCGTCCAGGTGATGGAGAAGAACGCGGTAGCCCGACTGCGCCGCCTGGAGTCCAAGGGCTACGTCGAGCCCATGCCGCTCGAGGAGTTGAACGCAGATGCCAGGGAGCGCCTTGGCAACCCCGACCGGGTCTGGTCGCTGACGGTGCTGGGGCTACGAGCAGCGCGGGACCGGCTCGTGGCTGAGGTGGTGGCATGACGCGAAAGCAATGGCGCGTGCTCCTGCGCGCGTGGTACACCGTGTGTGGAGGGTGGGAATGAACACCGACGAGATCAAGACGGCAGCCGAGCGAGATGCCTTGGAGTGGGTCGATTGCGGGGATGACTGGCGGCTGAAGTCTGATCGCTATGGATGGGTCGCCCGAGTCTCTATTCGAATGATCACGCCCGCCGCGTATGGCTGGTCAACCTGGGAGGAGTCGGGGCCAGAGACTGGTGAAGCGGGCAAGCGATTGGCTGAAGACTCCGCGCGGCGCTTAATCAATGAGGAGGATGAGGAGGAGCGCCGCGAGGCGGGCGTGGGGGTGCTGGGATGACTCGGGGCACGCTGCTCAAGGTGTCGATGACCGTGGAGGAGGTGGGGGTTCAGCAACTCGCCGATGAACTGCGCACCACTCAAGCCACGGTGAGCCGATGGCGTGGGGGTCGCCTGCCGCGAGAGCCGCAACTGCAAGCCCTGGCTGACCGGCTGGGGTGGTCGGACGCTGAACTGGGCGCATACGTGCGGGCTCCCCAGTGAGTTGGGACCTGCGGCAAGCGCTCGAGGTCGCCACAGCAGCACACAACGCCCACCAGACGGCCGCCACTGCGCGGACGCTTCAGGGGGCGCAACTCGCCTGCGCGCGGTGGTACCGCAGCAAGGGCAACAACACACGGGCGCAGCGGCTGGAGAGCCGGGCCCAACACACAGCACAGTGGGCTCAGGCCCAGGGGGAGATGGGATGATCAATCGCGTGACCTTGGTCGGCAACCTGGGCCAAGACCCGGAGATGCGGAACACCAACAGCGGGATGGCGGTGTGCAACCTGAGCGTTGCCACCACGCACCGGGCGAAGGACCGAGACGGCAACTACCAGGACCAAACCGAGTGGCACCGCGTCTCATGCTTCGGCAAGACCGCGGAGAACGTCAACCGCTACTGCCGCAAGGGCCGCCAGGTCTACGTCGAGGGGCGGCTCCAGACGCGGTCCTGGGAGAAGGACGGGGTCAAGCGCTACAGCACCGAGATCGTGGCCGACGTGGTCAAGTTCCTGGGCAAGGGGGAGGGCCAAGAGCGCAACGACCGGGGCGGCTACGGCGGCAACCAGGGCGGTGGCTACGGCGGGGGTGGTTCGTACGGCTCAGGTGGAGGGGCGCAGGTGCCTCACACCGATGACATCCCGTTCTGATGCGCGCCCTGACCGCACTCGGCGTCCTGATGGGTCTTGGTGGTGGGTTCTCGCTTGGGAGCGCCGCGGTGCATCCGCGTGGCCCACTGAAGCCCAACCCCCGCAAGCTGATGGGAGGCCCACCGCTCGCTGAGGAGTGCCCGACCTGTGGTGCACCTCCGGGCCAACCCTGCAACCCGCTGACCTTGGGTCGGCACCCGTTCCACATGGCGCGAGTCAAGGCGGTGGGCTGATGGACAAGCGTACGGAGGACTGGCTGCGCCGGCTGCGCCGAGTGTTGCGCAACGTGCCGCCAGGGGTGGCAATTGCGTTCTCACAGGACCTCCACACCTACGTGCGGGTGCTGGATCTGTCTGACGACGACAGCCGGCGCTATGTCGTCATCGGCGGCCGTCGGTGGGACCGGGCCATCTCACTGCTCAAGCGTGCTGGACTCGTCTCCTACGCTGGTGGTGGCCGATGGGTGGCGCTATCAGGGCGGGCGCTGTGACCCCCTGGGATGGCACCACCCGCGACATGACGCGCGCTGAGCTCGCCCACTGGCAGGACCAAGCCACCAAGCTGGTCAAGCGGAACAAGGGCCTCACCCGCTTTGAGCACACGGTCGCGCTCGAGCAGTTGGCCCGG